AATTTGAGGAAGAGCCGCTCGCCCCGCCGAGAAGCTTGCTCCAGACCGAGCCAATCCCCTGCCCGTTATCCGTCCCGGTCAGCCAGTTGCTGATCGAGGCCAGCAACGGCTTGGTGGTGAGCATGTGAGCGATCTCGCCCAGCGTCTGCTTGAAACCCTTCTTCAGGTTGTCCCACAGGCTTTCCGCACCGCTTCCGATATTGCCCCAGGCGCTTGCGAAGGCTTCGTCGATGCGATCGATTGCGCCTTCGGTCATCTGGCCCCACAGCGTGGCCTTGCTACGGTTTACCTCGTACTCGTTGCCGAGCTTGACCAGGGCGTCTTGGTATAGGGCGGCATTCTGCGGATAGCGAGCAATTGCGGCATTGAGTGCATCCTGCTCGACTGTGAAATCCTTCAGCAGCTTGATCTGAGGGTTCAGGCGATCAACGATCCCTTCAACCTGGCCGGCCTGCTCCAGTGCCTTATTGGCATTCAGTTGAGCATTGGTTGTTGCCAGAAGCTGCTTGTATTCCTCGCTACCGACGGCAATTTTCTTGCCCGACAACGCAATAGTCACCGCCTTTTCGATGTTGTACGCCTCAAGCGCATCCTTGCCCTGGAGCGTGGCGGTGGCTTGCTTCAGGATCTGATCAACTTCGACCTTCAGTTCCGAAATGTTCTTGGCTACGTCGCGACGATCCTCTGCGTCCTGCAGTGCGTTGACGGCGGCGGTCACCTTGTCGCGGGCGCCCGCGCCGGTCTTGAGTAACTCTTCCTCGATCTTCTGCTGAATCGTGATCGCGCGAATGTTGTCGGCACCAGAGAGATAGGCGTCTGCCATTTCATTGGTCGACTTGGTCGAAATACCGGACTTGACCAGCAGGTCGTCCAGGGCTTTTGCCTGGTTCTTCAGCGCAGTTGCAGCAGCATTAGCCGCCTTGTCCACGCGCTTGTTCGCTTCAGTGGTCGCGTCAAGTTGGGCGATGGCGGCTGTTGCGCGATCAAGTGGAGTGGCCTTTGGCGTGGCCGGTATGGAGGGCGCAGTGCCGCCATTGGTGAGAAGGCCGTAGCCGGTTAGATTCTGCTTTGGCGGTGTAACGAGGAGCATGTTCTGCCCCGTTGCCACGCGCATCGTCTGATCAATGATGCGCTGCATAGCGTTAACTTGGCGGGTAGCGCTCTCCTCTGCCGCCTTTGCGGTGTCATCAAGGGTCTTTTTCTGTTCCGCCGCTGCTTGAGTGGTTGCATCCTCAGCAGTGTAGAGCGCCACCAGCTGCAATTTGAGGCTGGCTTGCTGGACCTTGTCACCTTCCTTAATCGCGTCCTGGTACTTTTTCAGGGTGTCAGTTTGGTCAGCGATGAGCTTCGCTTGCGCAGCCTGGGCAGGTGTTGCACCCATTTTGGCGGCCGTATAGGCAGCCTCAGCAGCAGCATTCGCCCCGAGCAGGTCACGGGTTTTGGTCAACTGCTCAATGTATTTATCCCAGGCGGCCTTGCTTGCGTCAGTTTGGCCGGAAGACTTTTGCGCGACTTTCAGTTTTTCGGTGCCGGAAGTCACAGCAACAGTCGTATCTCGAACCTGGCCGAGCAATTTCCCGTATTTGTCGGCTTTGAGTCCGTTGATTTCGTACGCCGCTGCCGTTTGCTCGAGCATGGTGGTGTAAGCAGGCAGAATCGCTTTGTTCTCTTTTACCCATTCAGTGACGCTGTTAAGAGATCTGGAGCCGGCGCGAACCTCCTCCATAATCTTGTCAAATGCTTCCCCGCTTTCGATACCGGCCATGCCTAGCTGCTGGAATGCCTGCTTGCCGCGCATCGAGTACTCGTTGAGCGCCGTACCGACCTCGTCCAGGGCATCCGTTTGTTTCTCAGTCCAAGTCGATACCTGAAGGGTTCGCTGCGCTGCGCCGAGTTCTTTGAACTTGGCAATCGAATCATCAACGGTCAGATTCTGATCGATAAGCGCGGACGTGGCGGTTTTGGCGCTGCTGCCGAAATCAATGAAAGAAGCGGCAACAAGCCCGGTCATGGCGATAAGGCCGACCGGGCCACTTAACAGAGCGAGCAAGCCTCCACTAGCGGCTGAAAGGACGGTTGTCGCTCTCGCCCCAACTGCAGCAGCGGCTGCAGTTCGGTCAGACGCAACAATCGCGGCATTGGTAGTTGCGGTTGTTTCAGCCAGAACTCCTCTGGCAGCGGTTTGAGCTCCTAGGGCGGCAGTTATCTCGGCGGAAGTCGCCACAGTCGTAGCGGCCAGCGACACTTCGGCAGCCTGGACCAGCTTGATCGCCCCGGCTTCGGCGATTCTAAGCTCCGCCATACGAGCAACGGACAGCTGGCGACCCTTGTCAGTGAACTGGGCTTTAAAGCGGACCCCTTCAAGTTCAAGCTCCGCCGCCAGAGTTCCCTGAACAAGTCGAATGTTCCCCAGCTCGGAAGCTTGCCGCGCCCGATCAGAAGCAATTTTCCCTTCAGCGGCAGCGAGCTCCAACCCAGCGCGCTCGACCAATGCCTTAGCTTCTAGTTGACGGGTCTGCGCAGTGAGCAGCGATTGCCTGGCTAGGGCTGCTTCCGCCGTCAAAGCCTCAAGACTTGCTTTGGTCGTAAGCGCTAATGCGCCCGCTTGCCTAACAGATGCGAGGGTAGCCTGCGCGAACGATACAGCCATCTTCCCCGTACCAAGGGCCAGTGCTGCAGCGCCCACGTACGCCACATTTTCTAGAACGTTGCCTAGGTTCTTTACAGTCTCAGCAAAGGCATCGCCATCGTCAGTGATTGCGTCCATTGCCCTGGAGGCGGATGTAAGCGCTGCAGAAATTTGGGCGCTCATGCCTCCGACCTTGTCGCCCTCCCCGATCATCTTGGTAAACGATGTTTGAACCCGCGTCAGCCCGGTGCCGATCGTATCTTGCATCTTGCCGAATAACGCATCCACCGCACCCTGTTGCGCTTGCAGTGCCTGCACTACAGATTCGGCCGTCAGCTTACCCTCAGCACCAAGAGCTCGAAGCGCGCCAACCGACACACCCATACCTTTGGCGATGGCCTGGCTGAGTGCGGGAGCTTGCTCCATGATGGAGTTCAGCTCTTCTCCGCGCAGAGTGCCAGAGGCGAATGCCTGGCCGAGCTGAACGAGCGCCGCGCTAGACGACACGGCCGAAGCGCCGCTGATGACCATCGTCTTGCTGATGGTTTCAACAATCCCTGCTACGCCTTTGCCGCTCAGCTTCAGTGCGTCTTGGTTCTGCGCGATCCGCTGATAAAGCTCGGCCGTTGCGCCAAGTGGTTGGCCGGCTTTTTGCGCAATGTTGAACACCGAATTTTGGGCCGCGGTGAACTCCGCGCTGTTTGACGTTACCAGCTTCAGGCGGTTGGCAATTGTCGTGTATGCCTCAGCCTGGCTGACCAAGGCCCCGATCCCAGCACCGCCTATTCCAATGGCAAGGGCGCCTTTTAGGATGCCCCCTACTCGCTGAGCACTAAGGCCCAACCGATCAAAAGCCGAATCAACCTGAGCCAGCTGACGGTCAATACGTCCGGAAACCTGCGCAACAGATGAGTCGGCACGGGCCATTTCCTGCCGCAGCTGCGCTGTTGTGGCTTCAAGGCGAATCAGCATCCCCTGGATTTCTTGACCTGCCATATACTTTTCTCCAGGCGAAAAAAAACCGCATAAGGCGGCTCTGGTAAATCGGTGTTTTTAGTCTTGCTTCCTGCTCATCGCTGCCACCCTGAATCCCATCCGCGCATCCTTGGCGACGGCCTCTTTGGACTGCTCGCTTTCTGGCTGTCCATTGGGATTGGTCATGATCAGGAAATGCAGCTTTGCATCCCAGGCCATCAGGATCTGCGGCACGGGCGTCTCCCACGCATCCCGAGCAGACCAACCCAGCCAGCCCGTAGCCATGCCGAAGACCTCATCGACATAACTACCGTTGGCAGGACGATTTACTTTTTTGCTTTTTCTCTGGCTCTTCAGCAGCCTTTTCCAGTTCTTCCTCAGTCTTGGCCGCAGGGTTCAGCAATGCCACGACGTAGGTAATCAGAGGCACAGTCACTTCGCCGACGCCCTGCTCGTAGATTT